TACTTAGAACAGTTTTGTGTTGCAGCACTCAATGCATCGCGATCATTTTTATCTAAAGTAACTTTAAAACCAACTAGAATTGTTACTGCACATATTAAGTTCACTTCTTGCCGCCTTGATCAATCCAATTTGTAATAATAATACGTTCTTCTTTTGTAATGCCAGTAAAGTTACCCGGAGGCATAGTCTCATTCTTTACTCTTAACTTGATCATGTTTCTATTTTTAAACGCAGTATTGTAATCCATCCAATTTTTATCTGGCCAGTTAGCGTTATGGCACTGAGAGCAGTGCTTTTGAATGACTGGCTTAACATCTTGATCATATGACAATGAGCTTGTTTTTAGTATGAAATACAATATAGCTACATCCATAGCTTGATTATACTTACTTCTTTCTGATGTCGTCTTCTATCTGTTTTAGCTTATCGTTGATCTCATCTTCAGATGGACCATCTGGCAACATTCCTGCTTGTACATCAGGTTGTAAGAACAGAGAACGTTCAGCTTGACGTCTGCGAGTAAGACCTGCAAGTTCTTTACCACCAGCTTTGTTCCATCGCAAAAATTGATCAGCAACGGCAGTGCGATCTGCACCAGCATTAAGGAGTTTCATAAGTGTAGATTTTTCTAGTGCTTGCCAACCAACATTGTAACTAAAAGATACTAGAGCAGCAAATTCATTATCGTTTAAAGCAACTTTAACCATTCTCTCTACATTAGAGACTTTTTCATTGACTTCATGCTCAAGATATTGAGTAGCTTGAGCTTCAGATATAGCTGGATCTTTCATAGTTACAGCTTTACCATCAGGGTATTTTATAGTACCGTAACCAATCGTTGGGATATTAATAGGATCTAGATACGCTTTTAAGAATAAGCCTTCGAAGCTTTTTATAAGATCTATTCCGGCTTTATTAGTCTTTCTCATAGACTTATTATACCGTAAACTCTACTATGCTCGCTTAATTATACTGGCTTTAGCTTCTTTAGTGTATACTACTGGAATGACTTTATCTAAAGTCACTGTGGATCCAACTACAGTAACAATAGTTGCTTCAGTTGAAGGAAGGTCTGTGCCGTTTACTAAAATAACATCAGTAGGAGCAAACTGATAGGCCTTGTCAACCTCAATTGTATTTGTTCCTGTGGCATTCTTAGTTAAAAGACTACACTTAACAACATTGGTGAACGTAGTTAACTTATCAGCAATATTTGCTACTCTCTGTTGAAAAGCTAACTTAGCAGTTGCTATTCCAAGCAATTGGAACAATGGTCCATTAGCACCATTTATTAAGAAATTCAAACATTTATATCGCTGTAAGAATAATCCATTGCCAGAGTAATCACCTAAAGTATTTTGTGTAACAACACCTAGAGCAGTTGTTATTTGAGTTACTCGTGCAGATATACCTGAATTTCTAGTATTGTAGGCTGTTGCTAAATTATTGAGACTGGTATCTACATATTTACCGGACACACCAGTATTAGCAAGAGCTAACCACGTAGAATAAGCAGTTTGAGCAGGAGTGATAGAAGCTTTAGCAGCATTCACTTGAGAAGCACTATCTATATTTAGATTGAGCTGTGTCAACTGATTACTAAGAGATGTATTCCATAACGCAGCATTTGCTGCAATCTTACTTGTCAACTGTGTCAAGATCCTCTGATAAGAGGCTGATGTTAAAGTATTACGTTCGCCATTAGTGAAACCGGGGATATTCTCTACAACTGATGAACCAATGGCCATTGTATTAGCTGGAGGAATTACTTCAGTGATAGTGAGTACTGTTCCAGATACGTTTGTTATGAGAACTAATGCACTCGTACCACTGCCCGATAGGTACAAGTACTTTCCATTTGTATTTCCAGTAGTATTGACATTAATGGTGGTAGCACCAGGAACATATGATGATAGAGCTAAAGTCCTACTTCCTACGCCAGAAGACTGACCATTTCTTAATAGACCTATTTGAGCTATCAAACCTTCATTCACTATAGTAGAATTTAAGACTCCACTTTCACTATTAGTACTTATAGTAGTAATATTACCATTGCCACTTGGTAACAACTTTGCATTATTTAATTTCCAAGTAGGTGGGAAAAATATATTAGTAGCTGTTCTATTGCCAGAATCGTTGATCTCTGTCTCAGTGATAGGAACATAAGTTGTTCCATCTAACCAGCGTCTCTCTAATTGATATGGATCAACGCGCTCATTGTTGGCATTTCTATACATTATGTATAAGTGATCAGCTTGAGCTTGAGTTTTAACTGCTTGCTCTTCCATGCCCACAATAGAACTCTTAGTATCTGTAGTATCACTAGCTGCTGCTGTGAACTCTTTAGCTATATCTGATAAATCTTTATTACTTAAAGGCATAAAGCTATTATACCGTGCTATTTGAGTCCGATATCACTCTCGAAGTCTTCATCTGTGTATTGATTTTCAACTAAAGTCTCGACACCGCTTCGTACTGCGTCAGCAATCATTCTAGATAATGCATCAGAGTTTAGTATTGCTGGACTGCCGTTGCTATTATAGCCACACATAGCATCAAATTTATTTTTAGCTGCACAGTAGGCATCATTTTGAATCTCATCTAAGATAATGTGCAAATTCTTCTTTAATTTCATACTAGACCTCTATAATTTTAACTTTATCTGTAATATCTAAATAATATTCAATTCTACCATTTGCATGTCTAGTTAACATAGTTGAACCTTTAGGTATATAATCAAGAATTAAAGCTTTAGTCTTGGTGTCTTGTTTTCTTAAAGCTCTTCCAACTGCTTGGATAACAGGACCTTTAGATGCAGTGAAGTCGGCTAATATTAAAACATCTACATTTTTCGTATCAGTTCCTTCTCCAACTTTCCCACTTGTTCCAACTAGACCTTTAACCTTGCCACTATTAAGATCATCTACGTAACTCTGTGAGTTCTTGTCAAGACCGGTAGCAAATGGTATTCCAAGATTATTAGATAACTCTTGCCCATGAGCAACCTCATCTACAAGAATGAGAACCTGCTTGCCTGCAGCCATCATAGATCTAGCATCGTCTTCGATTCTCTTCTTCATGATCTTGTTATTTAAGACGTGCTCTTTATAGGATTTTAACTTATCATCTTTAAAGTCTCTACCACCTGTCTCGACTTCACGAACTATAAAATATGGTTCTGCAAGCCATTTCTTCTCAACTCCCCACTTAATATCTCTACGTGCCAAGACACTTCCGCATCCAGCTGTAATCATTATATCTTTTCCATCTGAGCGGTAGTCTGTAGCTGTAAGACCAAACGTCTTACCAACCTCTGCCAGAGCTCTAGCGATATCAAAGAAGGTAGTTGCGGGGGTGTGATGTACTTCATCGAAGATAACCAATCCAAGACTGCTATTTTTAAACTCTTCGGCATGTCTAGAGACAGAAGCAGCAATGCCAACTGTAACGTCACTAATTTTCTTCTTTCCGCCTCCATAATAACCTACCTTATTCTTTCCAAAAGCGTCTACAAACTGTTCGTAAAACTGCTTAGCTACAGATTCACTAGGACATATCACTAAAGCTTTCTTCTTGTATTCTTTAATAAGATGTACTGCAACTAATGTCTTTCCTAAACCTGTTGCAAAGTTAATTATTCCTCTATGGTTAGATAGCATAAGATCTACAGCTTCTCTTTGATAATCTCTTAGAGCATGGGGCTTATTAATCCATGGAACTACTATCTTAGTACCAGTCTCTCTTCTAAGATCTTTTAGATTTGATCCAAATACATCTTTATATTGTTCAAAGAAACTAGATGATATAGAATATCCAGTTGGAGTGACTTCGTATAATTTACCTTCAACTTCTTGCTGTAACTGCTTATATAGTGGAGAGTTTCGTCCCCATGCGCTCTTTGACATACGTCTTAATTGATATTGCTTAGACTTATCTTTATAGGTGAGTTCTTCTTCAATGATACTAACTACATCGGGTGTAGGATTATCTATTAAAATGTTATCATTATTTACAACTACCTTCATTTGTAGATTCTACCTTTGGTATAAATTATGGTGAGACTAATACTGAGGCT